CTTAGAACGCAACACTGATGACGGAGTTGTTGTAGCACACTGGCGAGCAAGCGATAGTGAAACAGTAGGCGAAGTAGAACACTCAGGTAGCTCATACGGCACTTGCGGCTTTACCCCTGACGCAGATGCTGATGGCTATGTAGCCTATGACAGCCTAACAGAAGAAACTGTAATAGGATGGGTAAAGACTGACGTAGACGCTGACGCTGTAGAGGCAAGCATTGCTTCACAGATTGCAGACAGCAAGGCTCCCGCGATTACTGTTGGAGTGCCTTGGTAAACCCTAGCACCCCCAGCAGCACCCCCCACCACGTTTGACAGCAGTACCTCCCTCCCTACAAGACCCTCTTAGGAGCACCCCATGATTGCAGAACTCGCAGCTGCTAATGCGGCTTTCGCTGTCATTAAAAAAGCAATTAGTAATGGCCAGGAGCTGCACAGTGTTGCTGCCCAGGCTAGCCAGTATTTTGATTCGAAAAGCTCTATAGCAAAGAAAGCTGACAAACGTGGCAATAAGTCTGACATGGAAGCGTTCATGGCCTTAGAGGCTCTAAAAGAACAGGAAGAGGCGCTACGTGAAGCTATGATTTATGCGGGGAGGGCAGGGCTGTACGATGACTGGCTTCAGTTTCAGTCGGACTGTAAACGCAAGAGAGTCCAAGAAGAAAAACAAAGGCTCCACACAATAGCTAAAAACAAGAAGTTTGCTGTAGAAATATTTACAGCAATATGTGTCGCCCTGGTAGCTATACCAGTGTTAGGAACAATAGTGTATTTAGCCGTCAATTTATTAAAGAGGATTTAAGTGTGGATGAATCTACAAAGGAAGCTTTAGATGTTGCTGCAGCAAGTACAGCTGTTATGTCTCTAGCTGCATGGCTGCCACCGACAGCATCACTGCTAACTATCGTCTGGCTGGGACTCAGAATTTTCGAGTCAAAGACCGTCCAGGGTTTTTTGAATAAAGATAAGGAGTAACCAATGGATTTAGCAAGGGTAAGAGAAACCCTAATTAAGCATGAAGGCCTGAGGCTGGACCTCTACAAAGACAGCCTGGGCATCTACACCATAGGTGTCGGACACAATATCCAGGAACGTGGGATTACTGCCGCAGTAGCAAAGCTCATGTTAGACGAAGATATCGATGAGGCCGTAAAGGACCTCAGAAGAAATATATCGTTCTTCGATACACTGCCCCAGGCCATCAAAGAGGCCCTGGTTAACTTATGTTTCAACATGGGTATCCCCAGGCTAATGCAGTTTAGAAAAACTTTAGCCTTCCTGCGTGACGGTAAGTACGAAAAGGCAGCCAATGAACTGCTGGACTCTAGGTATGCAACTCAAGTTGGCTATCGCGCAATTGAGATAGCTGCAATGATACGGAGTGAAGAAGAATGATTAGTTCTCTTATTGGTCCCGTCACTGGCCTGCTTGATAAGTTTATTCCTGACGCTGACACCAAACAGAAGATAGCGCATGAAATTGCAACTCTTGCACAGAAACAAGCGCATGAAAATGCAATGGCTCAGATGGAAGTAAACAAAGTTGAAGCAGCAAATAACAACCTGTTTGTCTCGGGCTGGAGGCCAGCAACCGGCTGGTGCTGTGTATTTTCAATGATGGGCAACTTTATCGTCATACCTTTTACTAACTTCGTCATGGAGCTAATAGAGAAGGACATTGTCGTGCCCCTGATACCACTAGATACCATGATGCCAGTGTTGCTTGGCATGTTGGGCCTTGGTGGACTCAGGACGTATGAAAAGACCAAAAAGTAGCCAATTCAATTGTGTCCACCTATAGACACACATAACCATCGTTTTACAAAGGAACTCGACTATGTCTGGCAAAGGTTCAGCCCCTCGACCTATTCCTGACTATGAGAAATATGCGGATGCATTTGATGCTATCTTTGGTCCCAAGTCAGTAGAACAAGAACCTGCTTTAGATTACCGCAAGTGTGAAAAATGCGGCTGCTTTTGGCAGGGCAATACAGTGAGTAAAAACCACTGCATCTGCGAATAAAACCCTATCATTAGTGACTCAGGTCCCCCTCCTGGTCACCCCTCATTATGTGGTATTTTCTCCCCTAGATACCACGTATCCCCTGGCCTCTGGCCGCACTAGGCTACTCCGGTAGCTTAGTGTTTTTTTAATTCTGTCCACCTATATACACACTCTTGATATACGACATAGCAATAGATATACTGCAAGTGTAGTCAATTGATTGACTAACGGGGTGGCTCCCCACGGCAGTACAGACGACAGCCCCATGCCCCACTACGGTGACCCGAGCATGGAAAAGACCCCTAGGTCAGGATGACTACGAAGGGCCTGCATTAGAAAACCTAAGCAATATCCATTGCTGTTCTAATGTAGGAAGCGCCCGTATAGAGCACTACGACCAATCGATTATGAGTCGACTGCTCTAACCAGCTGAGCTATGGGCCCTTCCTGCGGCAATGGATTTTACACAGTGTCTGCCACGAAATACAGACGCAAAACCACATAAAGCTTCCTTTTGGAGGCTTTTTTTATGCCTGAGGGAAATCCAATGAATACATATTTAACTGAAGCACAAATCAAGGAGATGGCTGAGGCCGTTCTCACAACCCTAGAAGTCACCCCGCTTACTCATAAACGCAAGTGCGAGGTGGCCCTGGAGCACAGCATCGACGAATTTGGTGTTCGTCCTTATAAGTCTGCTGTCCTCCTGGCAGTAAAGCTGGCCAACATCGGCTGGTCCATGCAATCACTGCGCTTACAGCGCCTACCTAACTAAACATTCGATTTGAGGGAATCATTATGAAAGCAGCAACTTTGTGTAACCACATAAATAAAGCATTTCCAGAGGCCAATGCGGTCACCTACGACCAGTGGACGGGTGACGAAAAGATAGACAAACACAGAATCTGGTTCCGACAGGAAGGTGGCGAAGCGCCTGATGGCATGCCGCTACACGACTACTGGCAGGAGTGGCACCCCAGTGGGTTTCACCCAGATTTACAGAAGCTGGTTGAGAAGCACGGATTCTACCTTGAGAACCAGGATGCAGGGACCATGATGGCCTGCTCTCTGGACTGGTAAAACTAACTTTTAACTTTTGTATTGAGGGATACATTATGGATACTTTACTAAGTTTTGCAGAAGCAACTGCCCACCGCCTATGGCACGGCAAGCATCTGCGCGATAGTCAGTACATGATACAACGACTCAGTAACTTTAACGGTAATGCCACAAAGGCCTTAGATAGCTTTAAGGCCGCTGACATTTACGCATTTGTGGACCACCTAAAAGACCAGGGTCTCACCGACTCTACAGTCAATCGCTACCTGGCATGCTTTAGCTGCCTATTTGGCCTAGCTGTCGAATATGAGCTAATGACCCAGGCACCAAAGGTACGCTGGAAGAAAGTCAGGAACTCCCGTCCAAGGTTTTTTACGGGCAAAGAGATAGAGGACCTGCTGGCTTTCCTGACAGCATCTAAGAACCCCTGGATGGCTCAGCTGGTCATCCTGGGTCTTAACACTGGTATGCGCCTGGGTGAGATATTGTCTATCAACCAGCTTGGCGGCAAGACCTACGGTGCTGTCAGTGAGTGTGGCCGCTTTATCTATCTTAGCGACACCAAGACTGGCGAAGACCGTACCGTCCCACTGAACCAGGCTGCCAGAGAGGCATTAGCTGCACTTAACATGCGGCCCTATGAAAAGTACACCCACCGTCGATTCTACGATACCTGGAATGAAGCAAGAGATGAGCTAGCCAGGGGAGACAAGCACTATGTCTTCCATGTCCTGCGTCACACCTGCGCCACCAGGTTGGCTATGGAATTTAACATCGACTCAATCACCCTGGGCAAAATATTGGGACACAGGTCCCAGGCGACAACTGCCAAATATGTCCATGCCAAACCAGAGTCGCTAGCAGCGATTATGACCAAGTTAGAAGGGGCCGCTTAGCGGTCCTTTTTTAATTGTGTCCACCTATGGACACAGTAACCCATTCTTTGGAGTAACAAATGACTATAACAATCGAAAAGTTCGAAGAACTCTGTGCAGCTCATGATTGGACCTACCCAATGACTGACGACTACAGAAAGTTTGAAAAGGGCAGAGACAACGAATGTGCTCTCCAATCCACTGCAGCGACTCACGGTCCTGCCTATCTCAAAGTGTTTAAGAAACACAGCGAGTTAGCTTGGGAGGGCATCCTATGAATAACTGGCGAAAACATTTAACTCTGGTCAATTGCGTACAGCCAGATGTCGAAGGCATTGAAAACCTATGTACAAGTGAATATTCTCATATGTACAGGTGGTTGAATGTCGCGTGTAAAAAGCTCACTAGAGTTGCTGAGGATGACCTGGGGTCACTTATAGAAGACCTGGATGGCATGGGGTCAGACCAAAGCACTTTAAGAGACAACATATCGCAAAGCATACAAAAGCTAAACGATGTGACACACCTCTTAGAGACCCTCAAAAGAGAGCTTGATAAATAGCATTGAAGCCAAGACACAGTTGGTTAAATTTTAGTCAAATCAATTGTGTCCACCTTTAGACACACATGGGAGACATAAAATGACAGTAGCTGCGATTGATTTAGTATCGGCTGAAATCGAAAGAGAACAGAAGTACTTCTCGCAGGGCCGTGAAAGATACCTAAGTAGACTGGAGAAAAACAATAGACCTTCAACCCTTAACAATCCCCATAGCTTAATAAACAAAGCGTTACCATTAGTATCTGATGCTATCAGAGAAACCTTAGCTACTGAGGATGAAAGACCAGTAGGACGTCGACCTAAATGGTTTGTCGACCTAAGTGGTTTGGACCCAGATATTCTGGCGTACATAGGTCTAAACACCTGTATGGATACTGTCTCTGTACAGGGCCAGGAAACATCACTACTAGTGAAAATAGGACAAAGAGTTGAGCTTGAAGTTTGGGCTCAAGGACTTGAGCGTCATGATAAAACTTTATTTGACCGAGTATCGAAATATGTCATTAAGGAGCATAGCGGAAGTAAGGCTCGGGAAAAGGCAGCAAAGTCTATCGCTGCTAAATCTAAGTACACAGTGCCAGAGTGGGCACCGGACAGAAGGACAACCTGTGCTGGTCCTATTCTAAATGCTGTACTCCAGTACTCACGTATCTTTGAGGAATGGGTCCAGTACAACAAGAAAGGTACTGTAAAACGTATTGGTCTTACTGAGGAAGCTTCAGAAGCTTTAGCTAACATGGAGTTCAAAAGTTCCTGGCAGGAACCTATGTTAGCGCCAATGATTGTCGAACCAAAACCCTGGACGTCTTTTGACACTGGCTGCTACTACGATGGAGCTACAGCAGCACAGGTTCCACTTGTACGTGGAGCGTCAAAAGAGCAGCGTCAGGCTGTTAAGCACCAGCTAAGCAAAGGGACGCCAGATTACGTTGAAGCCATCAATGCGATACAGGCGACCCCCTTGACTATCAACACGTTTACTTTAGATGTGCTGAAGTGGTGCTGGGACGAGGGCAAAGTGTTTGGTAAGTTTCCTAGGAAATCTACAATGTCTTTCCCACCACGTCATGAAGACTTTGATGCGCTGACGAAAGAACAGCAACAAGCCTATGTTAAATCTGTGAAAGAGGTCCGAGAAAAAAACAGGGAGATTGATGGAGCAAGAGCATTGATGTTCCAGGACCTAGCAACTGCTGAAGAGTTATCAGGGTTCGATGAATTTTGGATGCCTTTTAACTTTTGTTTTCGGGGACGTGTCTACCCCGTACCACACTTCAGCTATCACCGTGACGACCACATTAAGTCATTGTTCCTTCTTAAAAG